TTTATCTCGTGTCTGAGATACTACTGCAATCATCCCAATTTTGCATGCGCAATCGGATTAGGACATTATGCCATTCAATTTTAGTAAAATCATTTGAAATCAGCTAATTTTATTTATGTCAGCAATATAAAATGGGTGGCGGTTATATACAACTCAGTGCAAATCAAGATTTTCATCCTAATTTTTTATCAGGTAATCCCGAAATATCTGTATTTAACAAGGTATATCGCCGATATGTGCATTTTGCAGTAGAATCAATTGAGCAGAAATTTCAGGATGATGTAATATTAGGTCAATCTGCGATTGCATTAATATCACCATCAGCTGATTTATGTAGTGCTATGTATCTTGAGGTTGTATTGCCTTATGTACTTGATGGAGATGGCACATACGTTTACGGTGTTGGCAATGCACTTATCAAATCAGCTACATTAGAAATTAATGGAACTACCATAGATGTACATCAAAATGATTGGCTTAACATCCGCAGTGAACTCACTCAGCCACCCGGCAAGCGCGAAGGATACGATCGTTTAGTGGGCAATAATCCAACTCATAATTTTGCAGTTGCAGCCGATCTTAGTGCTAATGCGATTGGACCATTCAATAATAGATTGTATATTCCTTTGCAATTTTGGTTCAATCGTAATCCGGGATTAGCATTGCCATTATTAGGGCTTAATAGTGGTTCAAGTCTAATTAAACTAACAATTAATTTTGCTACATTAGCTGAACTCACGTTAACTGGTGCAATAACTGATACTAATAATGTATTTTCATGTAAATTATATGTGGATTATGTGTTTTTGGATAGCGATGCACGGCAATATGTTGCAGCAAAACCACATGAATATTATATTGAACAAGTGCAAAATACTAGCGCATTTATATCACAATTTGATACAGCTAAATCAGTAGATTTAACTTTTGATAAACCAGTAAAGGAATTAATATGGATATTTCGTGCTGATGATGTTGATGATACATTTAATTATAGTAGTGATGGTACTGCTGAAATTACATTTACTGCTACTATTTTGAATAATGGCAATTCCAGATTTCAAGAACGAAATGAATCCTATTTTAGATTAATACAAAATAAACAATGTCACACTAATATCCCACGTACTCGTACCTATATAATTACTCAAAATGGCATCATTAATAAAGATAATATACTCAATTATAATCAGTATATTTATACATATTCTTTTGCACTATTCCCAGAAGATATACAACCAAGTGGCCATTGCAATTTCACTAAAATTCGCAAATCGCAACTAAAATTGACATTTACGGATGCACTTATAACTAATTATACAATAAAAATATTTGCAGTGAATTATAATATTCTTAGACTTGCTAATGGAACAGCAACTCTAATCTTTTAAGAAGATGCGATGTGCTTAGCTTTCATCGCATAGCATTAACTAAAAAAGAAGAACAAAGAAGACTACAGCAGAACATAGATTTAGTAGTAGATGGATGCCGATGGCTAAGCTGGTCAGATGCATATATTATTTAGATCATTTTGATGTAAGGTGAATAGACATTAGTAGAGCCTTTATAATCAATTTGGCTGATAAAGGTGCCGGGATTGGAATGTTTCAATACATGTTCCATAGGATTGTTCAAATATGTGCCAAACATTGTTATTCCTTTTTCTAAGAGTTTGTATGTCATATTCCTTTCAAGTTCCGGTGATGGTTGCGCGAATGGATAATTTGCATTATTTGTATGATGCACTGTTCTATTGTATGCATCTATGGGTGATTGTGGTACACCGCGATTATTTAATGATGGCGCAATATATTCCCCATTGTTATATCCATATGCAATTGGCAATTCTGGTGTGTTTGGAGGAACATCACTGCTTCTCAATTCTGGTGTGTTTGGAGGAACATCACTGCTTCTCAATTCTGGTGTGTTTGGAGGAACATCACTGCTTCTATATTTTGGCAAATTACCAGTGTTGCCAACATTACGTAGCCATGGAATCAACACAGATGTATTATATTGGACATGTGGTGGAATTATAATACTTGACGCACTAGTAATAATTCCAGTGATATTGCATGATATATTAGATGTGCTACTGCATTGTGCAAATGTAGTTGCTGGATTTTGCACTGTAACTAGAAGTGTTTTATCAGAATTGTATATTAAATATATATCTATGCTAGTAGCTTTATAAGATTTAACAGCAGTTAACGTCTCCGCATTAAACTGACTAACTTCAAATGTTATTCCATTATTTGATGAGTCGAATGTTTTAAGATTAGATATGCCTAATGGTTTAGTTTGTGCTAAATTTAATATGTATTCTGAATATAATTCTGGATCTACGATATTTAGTGCATATGAATTAATAAAATTTGGCGCAGCCTGTGACGATTGTTGCTGTGCTGCTAGAATAGCATTATTGCCAGTCTTTTGCTGCGCTGCTAGAATAGCATTATTGCCAGTCTTTTGCTGTGCTGCTAGAATAGCATTATTTTCTGCCTTCTGACGTGCTGCTAGAATAGCATTATTTTCTGCCTTCTGACGTGCTGCTAGAGTAATAGCATTATTTTCTGCCTTCTGACGTGCTGCTAGAGTAATAGCATTATTTTCTGCCTTCTGACGTGCTGCTAGAGTAATAGCATTATTTTCTGCCCTCTGATGTGCTGCTAGAGCAGTAGCATTATTTTCTGCCTTCTGGCGTGCTGCTAGAGTAGTAGCATTATTTGCCGATTGTTGCTGTGCTGCTAGAGCATTATTAGCAGTCTTTTGCTGTGCTGCTAGAGCATTATTTGCCGATTGTTGCTGTGCTGCTAGAGTAGTAGCATTATTTGCCGATTGTTGCTGTGCTGCTAAAGCAGTACTATTAGTAAGATAGTCCCTATACAAAAGTGGGTCCACATACACTATAAATTCTAGATTATTTAGTTGTTTAGCAGCACTAATACCACTAACATTAAATGCAATATAATCCGATGTAATATTTGCAATTGACGATGTAACATATCCTTTAATTATAATACGATCAGCTGCTACTGATTTTTCTATTAAAATAAAGTGATTGCGGGGGATAGTGGATGGTTTTAATTCAGATAAGTAATTTCTAAATTGAGCTTGTGTAATACGTGGCTTATCAGTGATGAATGTGAATTTAAATTTAAGAGTGCCTGTTGTTGTTTCGGGACTATCAAATTTAGCAGTACCTACTAACATATCAAATGGTGGTGTACTTATATTTTTCAATTCTGATTGCACTGGTAATGTATCATAATATGGCGCATCCTCATTATTAAAGTCGAAAGGTGTATCAGTAACTAAAGGACCCTGTACACCTGTGCCGCCAGAAGTACTCTCATTTACGGCACCGGGTATTATAATCGGAACACCCTGAGATGTCTCAGTGTATGAATCACCTTGCGGATCGGGCGGCAGTATTGGCAATGTAACGCCTAATGCACTACTATTTATATTAATACTGCCACTACTTCCGCCGCCTGCTAGCAGAGGTGTAATTGGTAGCGGTAGTCCGTGATCAATAAAGATACGAACAGTCGCAATTCCGCCATAATGCCAATGATTTTTCATTTCTATTTTGAATGGTGTATATACTTTTGCATTATTAGTATTATAATCATAATGCACTTTCCAATAGTTCAAAATGTTCTGATCAGTAATAACTATAGATGGTATTAGATAATCATCATCATGATTAAAATCCGTACTTAATATATTGAGCCATTCGCTGTTATCATTACTCTGTGGCTTGGTGTACTCTGGTGGATCTGTTATGCTTGGAGTGGCTGTTGATAATTTTGGAAATCGTCTATAATGAATGTAAGTAGTTATGATACCATAGCGCGAATACTCAATGGGATTTATAAATGTCATAATTTCTTTAGGGGTTCCTCTGGGTAATTTTTGAAATCCACTTGTTTCATTATAATTACCGTAAGTAGCATGATATGTTAAATTAATACCAAGTGGCGGCTTGTATTGTGTGCTACTAAATGAAATATTATCATATTTCTTGTATTTTTGCGAATTAGGTCCATTAACAGTATAAAACATTGTGCCACCTGTCCTGTTTAACATAGTAAACTCATTATATTCTATTGGTGTAAAAAAGGTAGATGGATCCAATTTAGCATCCTGTGTTTCATTGGTTAAATTAGGATCATTTGCAACCAACGTTATATTACTATTAATTACTCCCACTGTATCAACACCAAAATATGTTGGTACATCTTCAAAATGATTCTTATGTCGCCCCGATGATGATGGATAATAGATGTAAATTATCCAGATTAGCAATGCTGATATTGTAAGAACTACTGTCCATGTAATTACTACTTTTGTTGTTTTTTGCATATTCATTTATCTTTTGCTATATATTTTTGCAGTCATAGCACTATTCTCATTAGCACATCATCCGTTTCATACTATTCTCATAAGTGGCCTTATTACTAGTACAGTAACAGCCATAATTACTCTAATATTGTTACATAGGTCAGTAGTATTTTAACAACAGTATCACTCACACTCATCTCTCTTACACATATACATTGCATATCTTTACATCTCTAACCAATTTTAGAATCATCTAATTTAATTGTAATTTCAGCATTACCACCGCCACTGCATCGTAATTTCGTATATAGTGGCGCCTTAATAGTTAAAGCACTAGGCATGCCACATAATCTACCTAATTCAAATACTGTTATATCGCTACTCTCACTTGTAGCTGCGCTAATATGCATATTATCACAAACTACTGTGCTATCATTATTTATATTAAATATTACTAACGATACCGCAGCAGTGATATTAAAGCGGCAATTTATAAAACATACATCACTTTCACTAATATCAAATAGCCAACCGTTATCCAATCCATCACACTTAAATATACAATTCTTAAACACTATAGCACTACTCATTTGTAATTTGAATTGTGTCTGTCCATGAAATTCACAAGATTTGAATATTACACTACTTTCTTGATAAATATTAAAAGAAGGTGCTACATCACTATTGTGACTATCCCAACAAATATATTTAAATTTACAGTTTGAGTTAATATTTAGTGCATTTCGCACTGTAATAGGATATTTCAAATTATGAGTTAGTATAATATTATCTGGTAATTCAGTTAATGTAAGTGCATTAGCACCAGCATTATGTCTTAATTGAATTGCTGTGGTGACACTGCTGTTGCTGCTTTCGGATGAACATAAAAAACTTAGAAACTTGAAATATTCTGCTAAATCACTAATATTTACATTAGTGGATATTGCAGTAGCAGTGTGCATGCTATGGATGCATGTTAGTATGTTAGGTATTACAAACTGATGTTTATTCATACAAACTAGAACATTAGGATATAGAAGTGATTGACACGGTGGTGTACTTACGATATTATCAGTTGAAAAATAGCAATTATTAAGTTTGATAGTGTATAATTCTGTAATAGTACTAATATTATCTAGTGTGATGTTATATGTTTCTAATGTAAATATATTAGTTATTACTAACTTAGTTGTGGTTTTATTAGTTTCATTATCAATGGGATAAGCAGAAAAAACAGAAAAAACAGTAATAATATCATTAATTGTATATACCCCGCATGGTACTGTTGTGGGTGACTGCGTTCCCCCATAGCCCCCAGAAGTATTAATATGATAGAGTATATCAGGTGAACTAATTATATTACATTTCCATAATTCATGTCCATATTCACTGCGGCATCCATCATTTTTCCAATATCCTAGTTTAGTAGTTGCATGTGATATCACATGAAAAATGCTAGCATTCTCTGCAACATTATTATGCACTTGAAATGATGAAAAAGTACATGTAATTGCACTATTAGTAACATTTATTACACATGCTGCTACTGCTTCCGCTTCTACTGCATCCGTAGCGGATGCCATGCATTTAGCATGAATTGTAAATGTGCAATAATTCATAGCAAATTCAGTTGTATTACAAATACTAAAGGAATGTGCCGGTGTATCGCTGCTGCCGCTAGAATTATGAGAAATCCAAGTACAATATTGCCAAGTTACATTGCGACTATCACTGCATGAAAATGTACAATTAGTAAAAGTGCAATTGCTAAATAGGATGCGTTGAGTAGTGTTCAATATAATTTGGCAATTCTTAAATACTATATGTTCCATTTGTATATCTTGGCAACTACTATCACTACATAGTACTATAATATTATTTAGTATTAAAGTGGATAGATGTATCCTATATGTCAGTGTGAGTGTTTGCTGCTGTTGCTGTGTAGAAGACTGAATAAGTGCTGGCCCCACTACATATAAGTTCGGCAGCACTGTAATATTGGAAGTCAATACGTGAATAGTATTAATAAATTGCACAGTAAGATATGTTGTCATAATGTCATGTGCATCATCATCATCCATAGTAGCAGTTATTTGCTGAATGATATCATCTGCAGCAGAAAGAGTTGGATAATCCCCTGTAGAGCCGATAGTGATAATGCGTTGTGGGAGTTGCGATATACCTGCTGCAGTGGATGATAACGTGCCATCATGGGAAATATGGAGATTATGGCCGAGTTTAATACCACCGAGTTGCGATGCACTAGCAATATCCAGATGAAATGCCCGCCATCCGCCGTAGTGCTGGCCGTGATAGCCTTCAAATTGGTGATGTGTTTTATTGTAGCGAAGTTGTCCTTCAGTTAAACCAGAATTATCTTGTTCGCCATCATATTGGGATAAAATGATACTGCGATGGAATGCAACAACGTTTTTAGGATCCATATTGCACAAAATTGTACAAAATTGTACTATAGTATGTATATTTATATTGAACACATACTAGAGAATCTTGTGCTATTCCGACAAATGGCTAGTGCAATAATATCAGCATGTATGGGGAAAGGGGAATCAATAGCAGCAATTGCTGCGCGGCGTGGCGTTAGTAATGATGAATTAATATTATTGCGTAAAATTACGATTACTGGAAAGCAATGGATATATCATAAAAATTGGCTCATTGTTAAGTGCATTCCAACTCTTATTGCTGAGCGTGGAGTAATTCCTAATTCAGTATATTTTACAAATGGTAATACTATAATAAATAGTAAATCACCTGTCGCATGGTATGTTTATGATAATATAGTCTACGATATACCACACATTAAATGGCTACCACAATTAGTAATAGGCGTTACTATAATATGGAAAACTATTGACTCATATTATCATACTAATTGTACGCATAGTGAGCGTGCACTTCAAATTCTATATGACGCATTGCGCACCCTTGTATCTCATGATATAATTGGTATTGGAGTTAACATTGCAGAGTATTTCGTGTTGTTTTGGTCATCACATACTGGTCAACATCTCAATTTACATAAACAATGTTGCGCCCATAACTATAGAGCGTACACTACTAATGCAGCTGCTGCTGAAGAATTGCAATATAATTGTGACAAAGTGGATTTAACACCAATATCCATAACAATGATAACGGATTATACGGAATTGCAGTTGGATTCTAGTGATTTTACTGATTTAGCGAGTGCAACAGCAGTAGTATATTTAGAAAACATAGAACAATTAGATATGACTTTGCTATGGATGTTAATACGTACTGTGAAATATATTGCAATTATCGCGAGTGATTTTAAAGCAATATGTCGCCTATTTGCAGATTGGCATGTAACAGATTATACTGAACTTATTGGGCGCTATTCACCTAATGTACCAGCTGACACATTCCCATTAGGAATATTCATTTTGAAATCCTATTATAACTATATTAAGGATGATGATAGCAGCACAGACGGGGATAGCAGAAGCAGCAGCAGTGTATCATCAGTTACCGCGGAAGACTTAGAAGCGCAATTTTTAAGATGATGCTATGAATGATACTATTGATGATGCCATTGATGATATGGTGCAATGTTTTTCGCTAGTTTATACAGGCATTTATATATGTGTTTAGTATAAATTGTGTAGTTTTTATAAGGTGCGTACTAGCCAAGCCCAGTCCAATCAATGGGTACAGAAGCAACATTGCAATTACGTAAGTTTGATATGAGTCGGATTACTAAGAAATCGGTAGTAATAATGATAGGAAAAAGAAATACCGGTAAATCATTTTTAGTGAAGGATTTATTGTATTATAAAAGGGATATACCACTTGGAACAGTGATATCAAGTACGGAATCAGCGAATCAGTTTTATGGTTCAATGATACCAAGTACATTAATTTACGATGAATATAATTCAGAAGTAATACATAATGTGATGAAAAGACAGTTTGAAGTCACTAAAAAAAGAAAGCAACAAGAAGCACGATATAATACATCATCAATTGATTCGTATGCATTCTTAATTATGGATGATTTAATGTATGATACATCATGGTTAAAGGATCCGAATATGCGGTTTGTTTTTATGAATGGGCGGCATTTGGACTTATTATTTATACTCACAATGCAATATTGTCTAGGTATCCCCCCATCTTTTAGAACTAATGTAGATTTCGTATTTATATTACGCGAAAATATTATTAGTAATCGGCGCCGATTATATGAACAATTTGCTGGAATGTTTCCAACATTTGAGATATTTTGTCAAGTATTGGATCAGTGTACTGAGAATTATGGATGTTTAGTGATTGATAATTCAGCACAGACGAATAAAATTGAAGATACAGTATTTTGGTATCATGCGGATTCACATGAACCATTCAAACTATGTGCACCAGAAGTATGGCAATATCATTCTAATAATTACAATGAGGGTGATGAAGTGCCAGATGATATTGATATTAATTCAGTTCGTAAAAAGAATACTATCGTTGTCAATGTCAAACGTAATAATTATTAAGGGCACGGCGCACACGCACGCGATCATAAAAAGTAAAAATTGTTTGTTTTCTTGTTACTATTTTGTTGTATTGCAATCAGTTCAATAAGTGTAGTTGAACACTCAGTGATATTACATTTAAAAATGGCAGCACAAAATGAAGAACATATTCAGTTAATAGCAACCAATGCGGAACACATACCGCAATATCAGTATCCTAAAGTGCAGGCAGAAGTGCAATATTTTCCAGATTATACAATGTTAGTTACACCATACGAGACTTATACTGATTTATACAATAATGCTGTACGCTCTAGCAATCTAATTATATTGCTATTAATTTGCAATATTGGAATACAAGCTGCATACATTTGGACAAATGTGCGCGAGAATTCCATGGTTCTCATTTATTGCACATTAGCTAATGCTATAATTGGTATTGTAGTAGTTATATTGTTCAAATGTGAACGCCGGCACTTATGGCGTACTTTTAAATATCCAATGCCAGCAGCACCAGCAGCGCAACCATAATTAATACCAGTATAGTACTATGCATTGACATTAGCAACAACCTTGTAGTAAAATAGTAATTAGGAATAGGAGTAACATTGTATTTTCCAGAGAGGGGAATAGCGGATGTATTGAATTCTTTATTTTGTTAATATTAGCAATAATTAATCCTACAAACACTAATACTGATAATGCTGGTGTGATAAGCATAAGTTTATTACTGTTACATTTTGCATAATATCCGAATCCAATCATATTGATGTAGATTACAATAGTGCTAAAAATGATGCCAGCCAGAATATAATGGTCCTCACTATTATAATAAGTAGTAACCCATAATAATGACATTACGAAGGCATACATAATAATTAGCAACGCCGCACGGAAATGTGCATAATTCTTAATTGGAATCATATAATTCAGTTGGAATATTAGCAACATGCCAATAGTAAGAAGTAAGATAACAGCACGTTTATTAGCATAAGCGAGTGATTGAGATATTGTGAATATATCGCTGGAGATTTCGCCTTTGTCATAACTAGTGTAATAGCATGCAATTCCGAATAAGAGTAAAAAAATAGTAATTGCACACACACTTACTGTACATAAAGAGAGCAACATTTTATTTTACTTTGACATTTTTAATTAGTGCCATCGCAGTGACAGTAGTTTGTAGTTTACAGTATCTAATATATTATGGATGCGCGTTAGTGAAAATGTTACTGATTGATAATATATTTGCATTTTGCATTGTATGTGATAGTGTATTACTAACATCATTATTATCATCACACATGTACTAAAGATTGAATATGCAGCAATGTGTGTAATATATCTATTATCACCACCACTAGCAATTAACATTACTAAAATCGTGCAAATACTAAAGCAATTCACTGCTGCTATATATGTGCCGATTTCCTTGAAAAATGGGTCAAGTAGTTTTGGAAATAATAGATTAACATCATCCGTAAGCGAATGCACCATTTTAGGTGATTGCGCAGTATCGGTATTAGTGGTAGCACTGTTTTTGCGATTCATCCAAATGATGCACAAGTCCTAATATGTGTATGTCTATGTATGTGTCTCTGTATGCGTATATGTATGAGTCTATGTATGTTGCTAAAGTATGCATTATCTTATCAATTTTGAAAAACATACTAATACACTCACTATTAGGATGGTTTAGCTCTGGAGGCAGCAGCAGTAGAGGCAGCAGCAGTAGAGGCAGCAGCAGTAGAGGCAGCAGCAGTAGAGGCAGTACTACTAGCGGCAATACTACTAGCGGCAGTACTACTAGCGGCAGTACCACTAGCGCTAGCGGCAGTACTAGTAGATTTTTTTTGAGCTGAATCTAATATTTGTTTAGCAGCTGAATATAGTGGATATTCTGTATATCTATTTAATATATCAACTGGAATAGCATTTACCATAGTGAATTCTATTATACCATGCGGGCTTTTGAAATCTTCTCTAGTTTCACATATATTATACACTAAATAATCGGGGGATGTTTTGAAGTAAGTATGTATTATAGTATTATCAATAGCGACATCAATGTTACTATTGCGCATACAATAACTAATATTATCCTTATTAGGTGTTTTAGTTGCAAATTTGTTAAATGCTCCATAAAATAGGATGAATAAAATATTATTCCAAATAGCATCTGGTTCTGTTTTTATTACTTCAGTGTAATCCAGTGATAAAGGGGCATTATTCTTGCTAGTTAGTAGAGTAATTAAGTATTCTAGAGTTTTATTAAGTGCAAAATTATAGTATTGAGGTGCCTGTTTCTTTATAAGACGTGATAAATAGGGAAATTCATCCCATTTTGCCGGATCGGGATTAGCAGCAGCACCGGTGTCACCACGTTGTCTTTGTTGTCCAAATGGTGATTGACCTCCACCCCCATTCCTTTTTTTATATTTATCATTGCCACCATTCTTTTTTTTATATTTATCGCTGCCGCCATGTTTTCCATCGCCGCCATGTTTTCCATTTTTATATTTATCGCCACTCTTATATACACCTGCGCCACTGCTTTTTCGAGGTTGTTGCTGCGCATCAGGTGCGCCACCATATTGATTGTCATTGTCATTGTCGTTCGCATTATATGCACTGGCATCATCATTATCACTGTAAGTGTCATTATTTGCATAATATTGCTGGGGGTTACTACGCTCTCCCATAGCCCCATGGGGGTGACTGCGATCCCCCTGGGGGTGACTTCGCTCCCCCATAGCCCCCATAACCCCCGATGATTGGGTGTTCTGTTGCGGTTGCGATTGATAATTTGCAGTATTATTAGCAATAGGAACTGTATTAACAACATCAGGTTTATTGTAATATTGAAAAACTGGCAGATGTGGCAACATTTTTATAGCACCACTTTTTTTAAGATTTGTTTTAATATCATTGACAACTGTGTTTATATCTTTAATACTTTTCAGATTAAAGTTATATTGGGCTGCAAATGATTCAGCATTAAAATCAGCAACTCTAGTTACACAAGCATTATAAAACATTATAATCTTCACTGCGCTGAGTACTTCACCACTAGGATGTAATAAATTCGCATCACGCAATTTATCTAAATATACTAGTGGAATAAAAGTGCGGCCTTTATTCTTATATTCTGGTACATCTTTAGGAATTAAAAAAAGAGAAAAGAATCCCTTTACTTTGCCACTAAATAAGTAAGCACAAATAATATATGCAGCATTTAGATAGAATTCCCGATAACCAGTATCGCAAAAATGATATGCAACTGCAATAATACGATATATATCAACAGTTTCCATGCCTAACACTGCCCATTTATTAGCAAATTCCCCAAGTGGCGCTATTACAAAATCTTGCAATTCTGCATTATATTGAATTAGCCCAGTTGCTTTGAGATTTTGAATTGCACGCCGCACAAATGGCACCATATTATCAGTGGGTTCTATCATTGCAGCAACAAATTCTAAACTTAGTGATAATCTGTTATCATTTGCTGGGATTGACATAATATTTAGTAATGTATAAGTGAAATCTTGTTTTACAATACCGGGTGCAGCAAAACGGCTAAAGAGCATGGAATGATAATATTCGGAGTAAACATGCACACATGCACCCGCAGTTGTGCGTCCAGTTCGACCACATCGCTGTTTAATAGAAGCTGCATTAACATATGCTATATTTCTTGATATCGCATCAATTTCAGGATGATAAATAGGTTCCATTAATAGGCCAGTATCCACAACATAACTGAGTGGAGCGCCAAATGTCAAACTACTTTCCGCCATACTGGTTGCTAACATCACCTTGATACCATATTGTTTTTTATATTTAGCTTGAGCTAGTTCAATGCCATCTTTTTTAATTGCCATATCTGATTCAAATTGTGATGCGTTAGCATATAGAGGAATTGGCAAGGGTTTTCTATGTGCAGGATATGTATTGTATTTTTCATTAATTTTATCACGTAATGTTGTAATATCAAGTATGGTTTTTAAAAACACTAATATATCACCGGGTAGTGCTGCTGGATCCGCTATAATTTTATTAATTTCTACTAATGCTGCATCAAGAGCAGTTTGTTTTTTTACTGCAGTTTTAACCCAAGTATCAGTAACGGGATATTGAAGAGGAGCGCCCGACATATTCATAACTACGAAACCATCACCGAATTGTTGTTTAGTCTTAAAAAAATCGATAAATAGTTGTTCATTTACTGTAGCACTCATAATAATGATTTTGAATTCGGGACGAGCGCGTGCAATATTGCAAATGAGTGATAATATGATATCAATATTAGGATTGCGTTCATGGGCTTCATCAATGATAATGCCGCCGAAATTGCGAAGAAGTGGATCATTGCCTAGAATCCATGCTTTAACAGTACCATCAGTGCAAAATACTATTTTAGTGACTTTAGGATTATAGTGATTTTTGAAGTCTTTTGTAGAATAGCCAATAAATAGGTTGCCAGTAAGGATTTTATTGCCATTTTCGTCAAGTTTAGCAGTAAGACCAGATGGATCAGCTTCTTCATCTGGTAATATAATCGGCACATCCATTGTAAGAGAGCTATATTCAGCGGATGATATTGTAGATAAAATGCGTGGTGTTGTGCAGATGATAGGGGTTTGATAGTTGAAGTAATGTGAAAGTAATTTAGGGATAATAGCTGTTTTTCCAACACCAGTTCCAGCAATAAATAGGATGATTTGATGAGTATGAATTAATTGAAAGAATTCATAGCGGCGATGCCATGTTGCAAATTTAGACCATCCTGCAGCACCGGGATCGCATTTTTTTAGTTGTTTAGTATCAGAATCAAAATCACATACAGCCTGTTTTACAAATAACGCTGTTGGTTGTTCCCCTGTAAATGGATTCGGATATCGCCCTAATATATCAAGTACACCATTTTGCTGAAAATCCATTCTTATTGCGCTGTAGTGGTTTCTTTAGAGCTTCTCCTTTATTATCATATTATATATAAGCATACTGCTATACTGTTATACTGCGGCCTTTTATGACTGAAAACATTGGCACCACAATATAAATTATGGCCTATTCCGTAGAAGCATTGGACGATATAAATGCCCCGTATCCACCATTTAGACATTCTGATTCACATACAATAGAGGATGATATTTATCATATTTGGGATAAAAAAGAGAGTAACACACTTATTAAGGATAAAGATGGCTGCGCAATGAAATTAGTAGAATTGCCATGGACTATTATAACTAATCAGTATATTACTGCATCACCAACTGCAAAACAGCAGCAATATATTGAAATTAAACAGCAATTGCAAAAAATACTAGCACCTGCGATCGGGTATATTGTAATTAGTCAGCATGATGATTTGATGCCAGAAGTATATAAAAATATGATGCCAGCACATACTATTTTTTTTAGTGCTGGTGGGAATCGCAGAGAATCCAACATTATTCCAATCCCTTTAATATATAATAGTCCCGAAGTAGATGTATTATCTACAGTGAATATGATGACTGAAAAGGAATGGCATAAGTTGAAATTAGCAGTATTTATTGGCAGTAATACTAATCCAATCCGACAACGTATGTGCGAATATTTATTCAATCAATCTGATATCATCTGTTCACTTAAAACATGGTCGCCACTCATATCATCATCCGAACAGCAACAATATATAAAAGGATTGCATGCAGCACGATTTATAATAGCTCCATCGGGATATGGCCCAACTTCTTTCCGATTTTATGAAGCACTGCGCGCGAATAGGATACCAGTGTATGTATTTGATGATAAGGGGCCCTTTTTACCATTCACTGACTTCATTACATGGAATAAATGCGCAATTATACTACATCATTCCCAAATTGCTAAACTGCCATCACTATTAAGAACTATATCATATTCACAATACACTAAAATGATACAATATTATTGGACATCAGTACATCAATATATGTCAATCAGTTATATTCGCCAATATATATTGCAAATAGTTTCGCAGCAAATTAGTTGGCAACCAGAGATAGTAGCATGTATCGCAACAGCACCAGTTACAGCTGAATTGCAACTAATGCTAACATCACTGCAATTATTTAATTTAGTGGCACCTACTATCTTTTTAATATGTGATAGTGCTATTGCAACTGCGGTGCATAAAATGGGATATCATGGAGAAATAAATACGCGTGTTGAATTGGAACAGTATGTTGATTATACACGGAAAGAAATGGAATCGCGTGATATAATAATTGATTATGATACTGAAAAACGCGCGTTATGTACAACAGCAGAAGCAAAAGCACATATTCCGCAGCCACTGCTTACCACGGATGGGATGGATAAGAAAAAGCAGAAACAGCAATATACGATTAAATTATGGACTCAATTTATGTTTTGGAAAATGCGTGTAGTTGCATGGGCAGCATCCAGTCAAACAGCAGCTGGGCGTGGTGTGTTTTTTAGTGATACTGATATATGTCACACTGCTAAATTACCACATATACCATCACCATCTGGCATTGATTTTATGATAATACCACATGGAATTACTGCAGCAAATGCAGCTGCATTTGGTAAATATAATAGTGGATTTATGTGGTTTAGCAGTGTGAGTACACCCGCTATTTTACTTGATTGGTATGATGCAACATTAATATCGGAGTATTTTGAACAAAAAGCATTGGAAATGATAGCAACTAAATATCGCACATGGTATGGCAGCAGCAACAGTAGTAGGGGGAGCGAAGTTGCCCACGGCAGCAGCAACAGTAGTAGGGGGGGCGAAGTTGCCCACGGCGGCAGTAGTAGTATGGACAACATGTCAGTGATTAATTATGGATGGTGGCGTATGTATGAAAGTGATAAAACGCCGTTGTTCCAACAGAAACAATGGACACTATCATATCCGGGATGGTTAAATAGTGGAATTCATGTATCAGGGGATATATTAGCATCAGTGCATACACATTTTGATGAAAATGCTAATGCTGATAGTATTTTAGCAATAACGCAGCAGTTTAATAAGTGGATGATAGAAGTATTATGTAGTTATCCATATTATCCGAATAATGTGCTATTAGGGGCAATTAGCAAAATTGTTAATAAAATAAGAGTGTAAAACAAGTTATCACGGTTCACTATCCGCACAACAGTGGCATCTAATGCAAATATGAGTAGAGATATATGTGCAACGGATATAGCAGATGTAGAGAAGATTATGCGGCCATTATTTGTGTTGACATACAGAACGGATTATAATATATTAACGAGTTATATGCAATCATTTGCGGATACATATATAAAATTAATGAAACAGGATTGTGTGACAAAGAAATGGGTACACAAATTTATAGATAAAATAAAGGCAGATGGCCAAGTGTTATCAGATTATTATTATAAGTTGGATAATGAGGTACGTAGTTCACGGCGTGCGGGTGCTTTTAAGATTGGAATGGGGCAATTAGCTAATTATTGGATGTCTATTTTACAGTATTCATTAGTGGAATTATATAGTGATAATTTAATGCCACAGGATCCAGAGATATATTTAATGTATGACTATTTTGTGAATAAATCAGTAGCATCGGATTATAGACATCATACGGGTGTTAGTTATTGGTATAGTATTATTATAATGTGGTATTTTCCACAAAGTAGTCCATTATCGGATGATGAACAATAGGAGTGTGTTTTTACACACACATTATTGGGGGGCTAGTTATTTCTTTCTTTTTAGTGCTAATAGTACCAAAATACTTGGCTGCATTTATGTTGTTCAATTAGTGATTGCATAGACTTTTCACTATTTAGTTCTAAACAAGTGTAAAATGTAATGCAAATGATATTTAATCACTACTGCAAATGGAAAAGAATTATTATCATCACTGAAACATGTTGGCGTTGCCGCCTGTCTAATACTTTATGTGAGAGGATTGTGATATGATCACTAAACCACGCGCAGCACACGCAGGGATGCAGCGCATCGGAAGTACTCACTCAATGGGCGGTTGTCGCCATTGATGTAGTACTTGCGGACTGCGTTGTGCATAGTCACGATATTGCAATGCGCCATGAAGATGTGGCGAATGGCACTCGGGGACTTAAACTCGCAGGCTGTGTGCATACAATGCGCTATGCCTAGCAGTTCATGGCGTGTTGTGGGAAATCCCGCGGCAATCATTAACAGATGCGCCATCCCCCACGGGAGAACTGTGACACCAGGAAGCATGCACAGCGCGCACAGCGCAATATACCCATAGTTGGTCTGCACAGCGATCCCGAGTGGGCAAGGGCAAGCCTTTCCGCTGCACATAGAGTTGTGCGGGTTGACAATCAATAGACTGCTTTGCCTTGCAGGTGTTGTGTCATGCGCCACTTTACGCGCAATTTGAAATGACATGGCTTGTGCCAATGTGTTCAATCTGCAG